ATCTCGCCGCTCAAGGCCGCTACCCTGGCGCTCAGCGGCGTGGAGCTCAAGCGCAAGCCACGGATCCACGTCTACAAGGGAGGCGAGTCGTGAGCTTCTGGACCTGGCTTCTGGGCACGCCGAACCACGGGGGTGTGACCTCGAACGATACCGATGCCGAGCCCCGGACGGTCGGCTCCTCGACGTACCGCCCCGGCGACCCGGAGGGCGTGGAGCTCCAGTACGATCCGGTCCAGGCGCGGAGCCTCGGGCTGGTGGCGCCGTCGCCCTGGAGCGGGTGGCCTGCGGAATGGTCCACGCCGAACTGGGAGTGGAATGGCCGGTTCAACGCGCTTGTGGACATCGCCTGGGCCTGTATCGACCGCTCGGCCACAGCGCTGGCTTCGATGGACGTGTACCGGACCCGCCACGGCCGGGTGATCGGGGAGACGTCGTGGATGGACAACCCCGACCCGTCCATCTACTCGTCGTGGTACGAGTTCGCCAAGCAACTGTTCCGGGACTACTTCATGGGCGAGGCGTTCGTGCTGCCCGTGGCGATGGGCGCCGATGGCTACCCGCTGACGTTCCGCGTCGTGCCGCCCTGGATGATGCAGGTGGAGATGCGTGGCGGGATGCGCGTCTACCGGCTGGGCGGGCAGGGCGGGACGGACGTGACAGACGAGGTGCTGCACATCCGCTACGACTCATCCACCGACAGCCCCCGGGGAAAGGGCGCGCTCGAGGTGGCAGGCGGGCGGCGCATCACGGCCGGGCTCATCGAGGAGTACAGCCGGAAGGTCGTCCAGAACGGCGGCGTTCCGCTCTACACGCTGGAGACGGGCGAGGAGTTGGGCGAGGAAGACGCTCAGGATCTGCTCAACCAGTGGGTGGCGTCACGGCGGGCCAACTACGGCACGCCACCCGTGCTCGACAACGGCGTCACGCTGAAGACACACCAGTCCATGTCACCGAAGGACATGGCGATGATCGAGATCGCCCAGTTCACCGAGGCCCGCATTGCGGTCCTGTTGGGCGTGCCTCCGTACTTGGTCGGCCTGCCGTCCGGCGGCGCGGAGTCCCTGACCTACACCAACGTGAGCCAGGTCCGGGACCAGCACGACCAGATGTGCCTCAAGCCGGCGGCGACCTGTGTGATGAGCGCGCTATCGGCATGGGCGCTGCCTTCCACGCAGCGGGCCGAGCTGAACCGCGATGAGTACAGCCGTCCGGACTTCCCGACCCGCGCCGACGCATACGCAAAGCTGGTGGCGGCCGGGATCATGTCTGTCGAGGAGGTGCGTATCGCCGAGCAGATGGTCGGCGAGACACCGGAGCCGGTGACGGATCAACTTCTGAGCAAGCCGGACCCAGAGGACGACGTACTGTTGAGGAGGATATCGTGAGCGAGATACTGACACGGAGCGACGGCGTCCTCGCGGGGGTCGATTTCAAGGAGCGCCTGATCGACCTGATCGCGGTCCCGTGGGGGCAGGTCGCCAGGGTGTTCTGGCGCGGCGAGTTCTGGGACGAGGTCATCGAGCCAGGGGCGTTCGATGGCGTGGAGTCCCGGGCGGGCCGGGTTCGGGTCAACCGCGAGCACCTGAAGGGCGACACCGTCGGCAAGGTCGTGGAGTTCGACCCCAGCGATGAGCGCGGCCTGTTCACCCGCATTAGGATCGCCGAGACGGCTCGCGGCGAGGAAACACTCAGGCTGGCCGTGGAGGACATGATTTCCGCGTCCATCGGGTACAAGGCCAACAAGCCGAGTGACGTGGTCCTCAACAAAGAAAACAAGATGCGGCTAGTCAAGAGCGCATTCCTGGATCATGTCGCCATGGTGGAAGACCCGGCGTTCGAGGGGGCGCAGGTGCTCGCCGTCCGGGGCGGCGAGTCAAGGATAACAACGGCGGATGGTCCGCTGCCGGAGACGCCGGTTCTGGACCGGATGCTTCTGGACCCCGTCATCGCGTGGGCGGTGAAGACGAAAGGAGTCAGGGAGGGGAAGTAAGAGTAGCACCGCGCACCGAGTCTCCGGGAGGCTTTAAGGCGTCATGGTGATGCCCTGAGTGCGATTCACCAGGAATCGTTCACTTGAGATGGAGGGCAACACCATGGGCACCAAGAGCATCGGTCACGCCACGGACGGCATGATCCGCAAGCTCCAGAAGGAGCTGGAGGAGCGGGCATCGGCCGCCGAGGCCATCGTCGCCAACGCCAACGACGCGGACCGCGACCTGAACAAGTCGGAGGAGGAGACGCTCTCCAACCTCCGCGACCGGATGGAGTCGCTGAACAGGCAGCTCGACTCCCTGGAAGCCACGTCCAACCTGAAGGACCAGGTCAACGCCCGGATGCGGGACTTCGACCGGGCCATCACGGCCGTCCGCAAGGTGGGCCAGCAGGACATCGACTACCGCACCGCCGGCCACTGGGCGCTGGACTCGTACAAGGCCGCCATGGGCGACCGGCAGGCCCAGGAGCGCCTGGAGCTGTTCTACCGGGCCGCCGACCACCAGACCACCCCCGACAACCTCGGCGTCATCCCCGACCCCATCGTCGGGAACGTCATCAACTTCATCGACGCGGCCCGTCCGCTGGTGAACTTCATCGGCGCGCAGAGCATGCCCTACGCGACGTGGCACCGGCCCGTCGTGACTCGGGGCACGAAGGTGCTCGTGCAGGGCGACTACGGCGACGCTGCCGACGAGAAGGAGGAGCTGGCCTCCCAAAAGATGCTCATCACCCGCCTGACGGCCAACGCCGTCACCTACGGCGGATACGTGAACGTCTCGCGCCAGAACATCGACTTCTCCAGCCCCCAGATCATGGACATCATCATCAACGATCTGGCCGCGCGCTATGCCATCCAGACCGAGTCCGCCCTGGCCGCGGAGATGGCCGCCACCACCACGGCGGCCGTGGGCTACGGCGTCACCCCGACCGCGGCTACGGTCGCTGCGGCGGTGTGGGAGGCGATCTCACAGGTCTACACCGCCACCCGCGGGCAGGGCCGCGTCGGCCTCGCGGTAGCGCCTGACCGCCTCAGCGTCTTCGGTCCGTTGTTCGCCCCGGTCAACCCCCAGAACGCCCAATCGCCCGGCTTCACGGCCGCCAACTTCGGCCAGGGTGTCATGGGCACCATCTCCGGCGTCCCCGTCATCATGTCGGCGGGCCTCGGGACCGGCGAGGCGTATGCCTTCAGCACGGCCGCCCTTGAGGCGTTCGAGCAGCGGGTCGGAACCCTCCAGGTCACGGAGCCGAGCGTGCTGGGCGTGCAGGTCGCCTACGCGGGCTACTTCACGGCCCTGACCATCGAAGACGACGCCATCGTGCCACTGGAGGCCGCTGACGATTCGTAACCCTGCACACCAACCTGCCACCCGCCCCCTCCGGGGGGCGGGGAGCAGTACCAACGAGAGGAGGGCTGGATGTCGGACCTGACGCGCAACGCCCTGCTGCGGAACCTGGCCCAAGCAGAGAGGCTGGGACAGGAAGCAAGGGTGACCCGGATTCGGCGCAAGCTGGCGCGGTACGGATTCACGAGGCCCACAGCGCCGAAGCCGGAGGAGGCGCCGGTCGCCCCTGCGGTGGAGGAAGTTGCGACCGAGGAGCCGACGGTCGAGGCAGAGGCGGACGAGACGCTGCCCTTCGCGAGCCCGCGGGCCGCGGAATTGGCCGGGGAGCTGGGGGTGGGGGCGGACGCCTTCGACTTCGAGCCGAGCGGACAGACGGGATACACCGCGGCCGACGTGCGGCGCGCCGCCGAGGAGTGAACCATGGCACTCGGCGACCCATACGCCACGCCTGAGCAACTCGCGGCGCGCCTGGGCACGGACGATCCCGGGGATGGTACGTTCGAGCGCCTGCTGGACGCCGCGTCCCGTGCCGTGGAGTCGTTCACCCGGCGGCAGTTCAACATGGCCGACGAGTACGACGTGCTGCCGCGGCGCTACCGGGCACTGGATCCCGAGCGCGTGGCCGTGGACGATTTCTGGACCCTGGAGGGCCTCGTCGTGGTGGTCAACGGCAGGGCCTGGGACGTGGCCCGCTACA